ACCAACGATAAACTGACTGAAGTCTCCGAAGATTGCGTCATTGTTAGCTAACTGGTTAGAAACAATAGCGTCATAACCATTAATCTGGTTATTGTCAAATACAAACATACCTGTGTTTGAAGCCTTCTCTGTTGACTTTAAAGCACCTCTAGCAGAAGCATTAATTAGATACTTCATAGAACCACCTTCAGCATTAGCAACAGCTACATCTGTCTCCATTCCGATGTACTCAGCAAAAGTACCGAATGATGTTAATGACTGAGATCCAATACCACTTGTATCTTTTAAACCTAATGGCTGGTTAGAAGAACCTGTTCCATAGATAGCTGTACGATCTAGCTCAAGAGCAATCTTCTTTGCAATGTCATCTCTAACAAATGCTTCAATATCAATTGAAGATTGTAGAAGAGTTCTTCTTGTGAAATCTGTAAATGCACCGATTGTTTTTGGTGTCATTGAGATTTGTGTGAAGCTTTGCTGTCCTTCTGTTGGCGCACCGCCTTCTCCTACCCAGTAAGCAGAAGTTGTGCCGTCTTGCTTCGGAATTGAGATATTTCCTTCTAGCCCAGTAAGCATAGTTACACCAGCTTCCATTATAGCCATCTTATTTCTTAAGATTTCTATAAATGAACCGCTAAGAAGCTCTGTACTAACTAGGTTTCCACCATCAGCAGCAGTACCAACATTTAAGTCTCTTTTTAAAACTTCGTTAGGAACAATGATTCCTTTTGCTGGTCTACCATAACGCTTTGATGCTTCATCAGAAACTTCTCTTTCAAATGCAGCAGCTTCTTGTGCTTGCTTATCTGCTGGTGATGCTAATGCGTTAATAGCTCTTAAAAATGAGAATTGCTTAACTTCTTTCTTGTCAAGAAACTCTTTGGATTGTTTTGGCTCAATCATGTCAGTAGAACGAATTGGAGTATTATTAGCCTCTGCCTTGTTTTTGACAAGATCGAGGATTGCTGCTTTTGCTTCATTAGGAGATTTATTCCCTCTAATTAATGCATCTGCAATATCTTCTGCACCATACTGTTTATACTCACGACATAAAGTAGTGATTTCAGCAGTACGAGCATTGTTTTCGTCAATAGCACGTTGTACTTCGGCATTGACATCGATTTCAACGGATTTCTCCGCTTCAACCGCAGTGTTTTCTTTAGTTGATTCTTCCATGATACGGACTGTTGTTGATGCGGATGTTTCCGCAGAATTTATCTCCTCTTGAGGAGACTTATCTTCTATATTAATACTATTACCTTGTAAGGGTTCTATCAAACTTCTTCCAAAGCCAACAGAATTGTCCGCTGGGATAGTCGCCAGGCTAACTTCGTGAGGAACCCATGAGACTGCGCGAAGTCCATCTTCCATTTCTTCAAATTTTTCAATTGAATATCCAAAAGAAATACCCCGGTATATTCCATCTTTTACGTCATCTAAAACTTCTGAAGCAAATTTAGAGCGCGAGAAGCGAATTTTAGCGTATCCGCGCTTGTCGCTTGGATTTATATACGCAGACTCCACTACGCCAAGAACTTTATCGGGATTGTGATTATAGAGAAAAGGTGCGCCATCATTTAGTCGAACTAAATCTGCGCTGCCTTCTTCGTGGCTTAACACTTCGTTACCAAATACTCTTTTTACAGGTTGTTCTGATGAAAAAGGAAACTCAAATGTTCTGGATTTCACATTTTTGAAATCAGTAACTTCTTTTCTTTCAAACTTATCGTTTGAATCAAACATCCTAATAGGAGCAATTTTTGTAAGAGTAGAAAACTTATGTCCTACTTTTCTATCTGTTGCCTCGCCATTTCTGTACAGAGTAATTAGAGCAGCAGGGTCATCGGGTGTTCCTGTAATAGTAAATGATGAATCAGGCACATCAATCTTGCCATCTCTGACAATACGAGAAATTTTTCCTCTTGCTGTTCCACCGCTTGATGACCATGAAACAAAATCACCAGTTTTTAAGGCATCTGGTGCTGCTCTTTGTTCTGTCTGTTCAGACATAGTACGCTCCCTTGCTTTTTTAATTGAATTGGATTTTGACCTAGCCCAAGTTTGACCAGCGTCACCGCCCCAGGCCGCCCAAGCAACCCTACCATTACTAGGATAGCCTTCTTCGCCCTGACGGAAACCTTTGCCTGATTTGTCCGATTCATGTCGTGCAAACCATGCATTCATTGTAATAACAGTATCAGGCGATAGTTCATTTCCGCTTAATATTTGTGTAGCTCTTGTTCTTGCGTCATCAGTACCACCGCCTTCTCCTTCTTTTTTCCAATTCCTGTATCTTTGTGCTTCTGTTCTCATACCTTCAGTAGGCATAAGATTAATATCTGTTCCGTTTACATTTGCCATTTACTTTTTACTCCTTTCTTTAACTTTAAACCTACTTGGTTGATTAGGTTGAGATGGAGTATTTGATGATAAATCAAGTTCCATTTGACCCATTTCTACCTCTAAGTCAAGATCTTTATCTAATGTAACGCCTAACCCTTTAGCGACTTCTTGTTCTCTAGCTATTTCTGCAACAATATCGTCATAATCTCCACCACCATTCATAGATATTACCTGTGATTTTGTCATGTATCCAGCCTGTTCAGCCTCGCGGTACGCTTTAATTTCCTTCAAAGGATCAACGTAGTGTTGTGTAGGTGGAGTCCATCTTGGTTTGCAGTATCTATCAGAATTATTTGCATAATCTGGCAAATCTAAATCACCAACTAATACCGATAAGCTCAACCATTCTTTAAATATGCGATAGTGAAAATTCTCAATAATGTATTGCTGACAGAACTTCCAATGTTCTCTGTCTTCTAACAAGCTTAAACGTGAACTAGAATAGTTCGTTTCGCTGAAATCCTTTGATATAGTTTCGTACGAACATCCAATTCCGCTCGCGAAACGCCTAATTTTGTTTTTGACAAACATCTCATATTGTTGAGATGGATAATCTACATCTGGAACAGTAACACTTTCATTTGGCGCAAGATATCGAAAAGAACCTGGCTGAAAGTCTTGCACACGCTCATTTGCTACAACATCATCGCCAATTAACTCGCCGCCATTATTGGTAATAAAGCCTTGAATACTTGCGCCAGCACGAGCGCGAATTACCGCTGCTTCTTCATAGCCTTGCAATTGATGCATATCTTCCATTACTGGATGGAACCAAGGTACTCCTCTGTTTTGGCCAGGTCTTTCTGGAAGAAATAAATGAATAATATCTTCTGCTGGTAAGATAAGGTTTTTCTTTTGTTTACCTTGGTTTGTTAAATAATATGCATCACCAGGATGTCGTGACATTATTGAAAATCTAACAGGCCGACCCCACTGATCGACTTCGACACCATTACGCCATTCATTAGACTTTGCTAATGTATCGCCACTATATTCTTCATCTAATAAATCACTTTCTATTATCTGCAAAGCCATTGGCACTCTAGAATCTCCAAAAGGCTGCCTCACAATTCTAAATAATGCTTCTCCACTTTCTGGTAATGCTCCAGCTAATAACCATTCAAACTGATGAAAGCTATGACGACCAGCACAATCGCAATTATAAGCTTTAGTCCATTTTGCCCACTTTTCTTCTATCTCTTTATTTTTTCTCTCATCTCTTTTACCACCTCTTTGTTGTGTAACTAAAGATTGAAACTTCATACCAGTTCCAACAATATTTAGTTGTGTTGTTCTTTTTACTTGTTTTGCATATGGATTGTTTCTAATTAATTCCCTTGATCTATCTCTAAGTTTTCTAAGGCTATTTCTTACTTCTGCATCTGGACTAAGTTGACTACTAAGCCAATCAGAATTAAGTCTAGTTACAACTGCTCCTTGATATCCCCTTCTCATATTTCCAAAAGATCTTGGAAAAAGTGCAGCTAATGTTCTTTGGAAAATGTTCATTTAAACCTCACATACATAGCTCTTGGATTACCAAGACCATTAGCCATAGTTTCCGCTTGCTTCTCTAATGCAACAATACCAGCATATTCACCTTTTAACACCTGTAATTCAGCCATATCATATTTCTTAGCTGTTCTAGTTCCAATCTTATATTCTTGTATTGCTCCACCTTTTAAAATATTATCTATTGCTGTTTTTATAAGATCTAAAGTTTTTTCTGCATCACTACGTCCATCAAATGCTTTTGGATTACTGCCACTGAATGCAAGACTTGGTAATACTTCAAATGTACCTGTACCTATGGTTTTTGTTTTTGAAGTTCCTGTTTTTGTTGCAACCGCTTGAAAAAACCAATTTCCATCTACAAAATCTGCTGTAGTAGCTGCTGGAATGTTAAATTGAAACCCATCTCCATATGCAGAACTAGAAACTGTTGCTCCAAACTTAGATTTATTTGTCCTTAAATAATAAATAACTGTCCAATCAGGACTATTTATAGGATCACCAAAAACATCAGTTTTTGCCGGATCTCGCCATTCAACTAGGTCGCCAGCGCGAAATTTAGAAGGAAATACCACGTTTTTTTACCATTTAGACACGAAATTAGCTCTTTTAAGGCTATTTTTACTTCTTGAGTCTAACTTAGCACCCTTTTTAGGGTCAGGTGGTTGTAATTTTCGTTCAAATTGATCAAATATAGTTTTTCTATCGTGTATTTGTAATAATCTTTGAAAACTTGCATACGCATATACCATTTCGTCTAAAGCTTCATTTCTTGCATTACTTTTTTTAACCCATTGCCTATCTTGATATCCATTTTTATATTTTAAAACTTGTCTCTCAGCAGTTAACTCTTCAAAATAATCAATAGTAGTTTTTGGGTAGAAATGAATATAACCTTGACCTATTTCTGCATCATTTAATTTATTATGCAAAGTTGTTTTTATAACATCTGTACCAAGTAAAAATAATTCAACTCCTCTTTTTAACGCTTTACCAGAATAGTTAATATCTACCCATTTAGGTTTACCTAACATAGGCTTATCTTTTTGCGATGCTCCCTTAATTGCTATCAATCCAAACTGTTTTCTTTCTCTAACGTATTGGTAAGTTTCATGAGTGTAGTGTCCTCCAGTATCTATAGCTGCGCTATCAATTTTCATTTCAATACCATCAACATTTTTATATTTACTCATTAAAACCTCATCCATCTGTTTCCATAACTCTGGTCTAGATGGAGATCCATAAATTACTTTTCTATCAAGTAAATACATTTCTTCATTTCTACCAAAACCAATAACAGACATTGATAAACGATCATCTTGTACGTCACAACCTAGAGTCAAAATTGAAACTTCTTTTGGTGGTACTCCTTGCTCATATGTTTCTGTAGAAGCACGTTGTAATAATTCATCAGCATTTGCTTTTGTATGGTATTCATCCTCATAAACTTCTCCACAAGTAATATTTATAAATGTTTTTAGTTGTTCCTGATCTTTTTTACACTCTAAATATTCAGCCATAAGATTCGCCCATGTAGCATTTGGTGAATAAGAATATGCAGCCCATATATGAAATCCAACGTGCTTACCATTACTAGGAGCAGTAGATCGCCACTCACCTCTTTCAATCATCCATCGTTTTTTGCTATGCGGAATCATCTCGCTACATGATTCACATTTATATGCTGTAGTAGAAGGATCATCATCAAAACATTGAAAATTTTCCCATTTAAGATATTGCATATGTCCACAATGACTGCATGGTACGAAATATCTTTTTTGATCCGAAAGATTAAATAATTTTTCTATACGACTAAAATCTTTAATAGTTGGGGTAGATCCAGCAATTATTTTTCTATTCGTAAAAAACTCAGTACGTTTTATTCCAAGCTTTATTTGATCACCTTCAGTTCCAGCCGAGGGTGGATAGCCATCTGTCTCATCGAACATGACTATACGGCGTGAAACCATACGAAATCCTCTAGGTGAATTAGCACCAACAAGCTGCAAAGTACCACCAGGGAAGTTCTTTTTTAGTAATGTATTGTTTCCATCTTTTGCTTTAGGGTCAGATACTAAACCCTGTAAGCAAGGGGTATCTCGGAGCATTGGCGAAATTTCATCCTTACTGTAAGACTGACAATCATCCAGGGTTGGCTGCACTAGCATCATGGGGCAAGGGTCATTATGTATATGAAAAGCAATTATATGATTTAAAATTTTTGTATAGCCAACCCTTGCAGATTTCATAACTGTAATCTGTTCAACATGAGGATCAGTCACAGCATCCATAATTGCTTTTTGATATGGCAATGTGCGCCACCTACCCCCTTCAGCAGAACTTTCTATGCTAAGTCGTGCATATTCGTCTGCCCACGCACTAAGACTAAGTTTTTTTGGAGGTAAAAATGCTGAATATGCTTGTTTTTCTAAGTCGAAAATACTTGTCATGCAGCAGCTAACTCTTCTAATGCTTCTCTAACAATGTCATCTATACAATTAACTGCACTAACATCTAAATCTGGTAATCGTTGTTGAGCTTTAGATGCAACACCTAATAATTTATTTCTGGTAGTAGTGATAATTGTTTGCCATTTTAAATTTACTTCGTCAACTGGAACTAAACTTTGCTCTTTTTGCTGCCTTTCTAATTCCAAAAGCTCTGCTTTAAGATGTTCTGTTCTTGCTCGACTCTCTTCGTACTCTGGAATTAACTCACTAGTCTTAGAAATTTTGCGTTTTGTTACAGGTGGTTCAATAGTAGCCGCTTGTATATTCTTCATTTTTCTAAAAGCAGACTTACCTGTCCACTCTTGGTGCATAGTATCTGAATTTATAACTGTCTTACCTTGATTGTCTGTTATAGCAGTCAATCTGCCTTGCTTTATTGCCATATATACAGCTTGGATTGTTACTCCCATCTGCTCTGCTGCTTCTTTTCTGGTGATTAGTGCCATAGAAACTGTAAATCTTTGTATTTACAATAGCGTAAATGTAAATATATGGTATAATACCGCATTTTTACTAGGGTTTGAGTAAATACCACACTTCTAATATACCTCAAATGTAAATACTGTAAATTTTTCGTGCCTAGCGGATTTTTGCGCC